GGATCTCAGGACGCGCGTTCTCGATCTTAAACAGGCCAATATTGCTGTATGCGTAGTGGGTAGTATCTGGAATAGACGCCACGCACTGATCACGATAAGCAATACCTGCACCTGAGATAAGTGTAGTAGGTTTCCACTGGAACAGAGATTCTGACTGCTCTTGGATAAAGACAATGCTACGGGTAGCGTAGACAATGAAGCCATCACCATGGGGCCGGATGTTTACAATACGACCCACAATAGCAGAAAACACCGAAGAACCAGCTAAGGTTTCCAGTGAAGGCTCAAAATCTTGGAAGTCATCGAGGTTAGACCATCCGATAGAATCAGCAGAGTCCCAGAAACCCAGCCTATTTCCAGCACGAAAGATTCCAAGCTGCCCATCCATATTGAGAAAAGTAGGAACCACACTAGACAGAGTGAAACCAGGAGCAGAAGCACTAGAAACAATCTTCTGATAACTTGCAAAGTTTTGGCGATAGAGATAAAGTTCATCATTGATGATCGTATAGCTCCATGCAAAATGATCTTTAGCAATGCGATCAAAAGGCATTGCCAGAGCTTGGGTCCACGCACCAGCAATATCAGCTGCCTTGTACCAGATGCCACTATCGCAGAGAGCAATCAGAATGTTCTCCATGGAGTTGTTCTGATAAATAAAGACGTAATCTACCAGCTCCTCTAGTGCATCAATGCCGAGAGTTTGATTGGTACCAAAGTAGCTACGATAGCCATAAGCAGTTGGCAGGAAGTTATAGCCCTGATAAGCCATGACAGGCACACGAGATTCAATATCTGTGCGCGAATACTCATGGAGACTATCAGGAAATGCGTTAGGATTAACGGGAATGAATGTCCGAGTAACATCGATAAACCTAGTGTTTTGGTTATTAGCCATAGTTACCTCAACGTGAACCTAATTGACGACGGAGGCCCAAACCGGCCCATTTCTGAATATTCTGAATAGTGCACCAGCCGCTCTTGGCTGACAACGTTACGATGCGAGCATTGCCAACAGCAGGGAGCTTCATTGTAAGGATTACCCCTTCTGGGACAATGATACCACTGGCAATAGAACCTCCTGCTACTGGATGCGTAATAGCAGAGGCAAAGTCAATAATCAGTGCAGTGGTGGCAAAGATCGATACCAGATCATATTCATCCGGAATATCAATGGCCACAGAACTAGAATGGGCCACTGGAATATACAAGAGCCCCTTAGGCCTTACAATGTCCAGTGGAATCGACTGAGCATCTTCTGTACTAAGTGGGTAAAGCTGAAGCTCAGCCGATGTAGCCATTATGATTTCTCCGAAAGATGATTGATAGTGGCATCCTTCTCTTTGCTGCTTCGAGTAGATCCAAACTCAAAGTTATAGATAGCATCGAGATAGCCAAGGAAGCGGCCAAGGATAAGAGTCACAACACCTTTAGCAAACTCATTGATATCAGGGTCTGACCACACAATGTAGAAGAGCCATGCCACGATAGCAAAAGCCAAGATAAACATGATGTTAGCTCGATGATTATACTTGCCATTCGTAATGAATGCAGTATCCCGGATACGAGCAGAATTAACATCAGCCAAATAGAGCTTTTCCATCTCAAGATCATTGGCAATCATCATGATCTTAAACTCATAAGCTTTCTCCTGCGAGGAAGCAAAGATGGTAACAGCCTCTTCAATAGAGCCAGCACCAGAAACAGAGGTAGCTACTTCCTCAATTTTATCTAGCACAGATTTAGGAGCACCTGATTCCCCAACTCCTAGGAAGCGAAGGATAGAAGGTGCAAACTGAGCCAGAGCCAATACAGCAGGCAAGATAGGCATGTTAGTCCTTAAGAATCAATAGCGCCATAGCGCAAGTTACCTGCAATTCTACGCATCCAACCGGCTCCATGTTGCTTCCAGTTCTTAAGCTTGGTCATGAACTCAATTCGCTCAGCATTGAAGCGTAGAATCTGATCAGTCTCACTCATAGTCTGCGAGGCAAGAAGAGAAGCCGGGCCGAAGTGGCCATCATCAGCTACATCCAAAGCTCTCTGAAGAAGTCTGATAGATTGCGATATGCCAGAGTTAACTGCCGAGTCAAGTAGCTGGTAAGCCGTGCCATCATGTAAACGTTCCCCTTTAATAGGAAGCCAGAAGTCTCGAAGGTAGATTGCAACAGCCTGATCCCGTGTAAGATTTTTAATGTCTACGTTAGGGTAGCTACGTTTTGAGATGCCCCAATTAGTCTCACCACCGGGATCATCAGGATCATTTACATAACCACCTTCATGGCCTAGAACTCGGTCAATGCATTTCTTAAAGTCCATGATGTTTCCTGTTATAGATACAGAGCACCAGTAGCAACTGCGCCACCAGTAGAGCCTGGGAAGTAAGCGGCACCAGCTCCTGTGCCAGAGATGAGACTAAGCTGAGCTGCGTTATATCGTTGCCCAGTCACAGTGAAACCTCCTAGCGTATAAGTCTGCCCCGGCATCATTGCATAAGAGCCACTGCCTAGTAGAATAAACTGGTTAACTACCATGTTAGCAGTAAATGTAACTGTCAAAGTAGCATGATGTACTCTACCACCTTGCGATGCTGTGATATGGTTAGAAGTTGTGCCTGAAATGTTATAATTACCCATTGCGTAAATTATTGCACCAGAGGCACAGTTTATATGCGCAAGAGTTGCTACTCCGAAATCTAGCCCAGAATGATAGATTACATTACCTACACCGTTAAGCCACAATGAGATTTGAGTGCAGGTAATCTTGAAGTTTTTAAGAATCCACTGAGCTGGCTTATCTCCAGGAATGTTAAAAGGAGCACCACCTTGCAGTCTTCCGCAGATGAACGCTGAGGTACTAGCAGCTACGATATTAACATGCACGTTAGCCGGAGTTACTGCATTACCCTGAATGATAGGAATCAAAGATCCTACAAATGGCTTAAGAATAGCCCCTGCTGCGTAGCTGCCATCTTTGATTTGGATAGTAACCTGATAGCCGGCAGTGTCTAGCGTATAAGCTACTACGTCTACTGCTTTCTGGATTGTAAGAAACGCACCACCAGCTGAGTCCGTAAGACCTGTATTAGCATCATTACCGTCTGTACGCACATAGTACGTAGTATCAGCAGCCAGAATAGTTCTACCACCCCCACCTCCGCCGCCACCTGTAGAAGCAATAACAGGATTAAAGGGATCAGTGTTATCTACAGTGATGTTAGCGCCTGCAACTACAGAAGACACGCCACCAATAGCCAACTGCCACGTAGGCCCTGTATGATCTACTAGATAATAGAAAGCATTATTATCAAGCTTACGAGCAAATTTGCCCTCATCATCAGCAGTGACAATGAGGGCATTAAGTGCGGTAGTATCTGCTACTTCCCAGTTCTGGATTCGGTGAACATCACCTAAGCCTACGTCTTTGTGGAGCATACTAGACTTTCTTAAACAGTATCGAGAGGCACAGAGTACGCATACGCTGTGAGAAGATCACCGGAGACAGTAGTGACTAAAGCTCCGGCAATCATAATTGGTTCGTACACTGGAACTAGGAAGCTATCACCGACAATATCAATGATCTCCGAAGGCTCCAGTGCACGAGTTAGGCTTTTAGCATAATTAGGATCAGCCCATGACATGACTATTCTCCAGATCGTTTAATAGCTTCTTTAACAGATTCACGGAAGATGAGCCAGAGGATACCAGCGGCAACGCTCATCTTAGCAATCCACACTGAGCAATATTCCACCCAGCTCATTACCTTTAAGAAGCCCTTGATGTTTGTATACATCTCAAGAAGCTCCTTGTCTGCCTGCTCTCTGGTGGAAAGCTTATCCGTTATCTCTGTTAGTTGATCCTTAAGCTCATCGAATTTGCTGTCAATTTCTTTATCCGTCATGCTGATTACTTCGGGTGTAGTCATTGTTAAAGATCATAGCTGCATCAGTAGCCAGGGCAAAAGCCTTCTGCGAGGACTGAGCGTCGCCAATATCGTTAAAGATTACAGATGCTGCACGTTGCAATACAGCAGACCAGTTACCATTGAGCATCCAAAATGTAGGAGCTGCATCCGTGAGGATAGGGGGATACTTGTAATAGCCAAAGTCAAGAGCAGAAGCACTAGCTCGAAGCCTCACGTTAATAGAGTCACCTGAGATATACCACTTATCTAAGAGCTCGCAGTCCTTAGTAAGCTTCAGGCTAGTAACTTCATCTACATACTTCTTAAGGCCGCCATACTTGAGGTAGGAGACCTTGCGGAAGCGGGTAAGATCATCAATAGTGATGATAAGCTCAAAGCCAGCTGGTGCAATAGGCAATGAGACTTCTACCAGATCACGACGAAAATCTGATAGTGTTGAATAGTAGAGAACAGCAGCATTGACTTCACGGCGAATGTCAAGAATCTTATCTGGCCTCTTAGTCATGCTAATGATCTGTGTGACAATCTCCGTAAAGTTCATGGCTTATTCCTCGCTAGGGATAAGAGCTACCAGACCGCGATCTTGCTTAAGCAGATACGCAAGCAGCTTCTTTTCTTCTTCAGTCTCAGGGACCAGCACACCAAGCTTGTCTGGATGAACTTTAGCACCAGAGTTGAGAATGAGATACTTCTGACGCTGCATCAGATAAGAGCCAGCTGGGTACTCTTTGTATGCGTCCAGCATATTCTGAGTGATCTCTGGCTCAGGGGTAGGAGCAGCAGGAGACTGGGAAACAGAACCTTCTGCACCAGTAAGAATCTGAGGTTTCACAGCATCTTGTGCTGCTTTTTCGCGGGCCTTCTGAGCCAGCATATCTTGAAGAGACATGATACATCCTTTAATCAAAAGCCCTTCTACTCTAATTGTTCCCAGAGGAGCCAACTGGATAGAGTAGAAGGGTGCCAAAACGGCTAACTCACCATGAACCTATTAGGCGTCCGCAACACCTGCGGTCAGGCCATAGATCACTGCGCAGGCGTAGGGGTTGATAAGCTCAACAGCCAATTCAGTCGTCAGCGAGCCGCCAACAGAATCAGTACCGCTCTCAACAATCTTACCACCGGTGTTGTAATCTTCAGGCTTCGTATCGCGGCCATCCATGTAAGCCAGCTTGATAGCAGGCATGTCCAGAATGACAGCCATACCCGAACGATCCAGACCATTCAGCAGAGGGTGAATCACCAGATCCAGAGTACCTTGGTACATAGAGAAGCTGGTGTACTTCATACCGAACTGGGTTTCGTTCTGCATAATCTGCACTTGGCCAGACTTACGACCAATGTCAGTGATGACCTTGATTGCAGTATTATCACCCACCAGCACACGTCCCTTAGGATTGCCGACGTTAGCAGACGAAGTGAAGGCAGGCTCCACCAGCGTAACCAGCTGAGAATACGAAGTCGTAGAACCAGCGTTGTTGCTGTTCTCAGGTGCGTACTGCTCAATAGCATCCAAGATACCTTGGGTCGAATGGATTGGAGTAGCTCCAGTCGTGTCCATCTTAGCCTGGCCCCAGATCAGAGCCGACTCAATGTCCACAGAATGGAAGCTCATGCAATCCTGACGGCTTTCGGCGATGTTGCTATAACCCATCTCAGCAACAGAAGCACGAGCAGTATCAGTCAGAGCCCAAGCATTACGGAAGATCTGCGTGTAGTTAGGGACATACACCGTGGACATACGGCGAGCCGTAGGACGAGTAGAACCTTCTTCGAATGCAGTACCCACCTGAATCCAAGGATCATTCAAGTTAATAGCAGCTGCTGCAACACGACCGAATGCACGGGTGATCGTAAGATCGGTACCGCTCACAACAGCCGTAACACGCACGTTCTCCAGGGTACGTGGATTATGCAGAACCATGCCAGCAGTGACGCCGACAGTAGAAGCAACCACAAGGGTAGTAGCGCCTACAAGGGCAGCAGCCGACACCAGCGTAACGAAGAGCATCGTCTTGCTGAAGTAGCCATGAGTAGAAGCCTTAGCCCGGCTGCGACCTGACATAGAAGTCAGACCGAAGATAGGCGCAGAGCCGTTAGGGAAACTACGCAGGATCTTGTCCGCAAACGAGCGGGCATTAAGTTCTGCGGGGTTGCCAGTATTGGTGTTAAAGACACCTTTTTGAAACACGGACATGATATTTAAATCCTATAAAGAATGAACTTAGTTTGCATCAAAGTACTTGTCCCAATCGACTGACTGGTTCTGAGTATTCTTTTGCGGTTGATTTGCTTCGGGGTTGAGTGCGCCATAAAGATCAGCAACATATTGCTTAGCCGCTACTGCCACCTGTTGAGGTGACGCATCGGGATTAGCTGCTTGATACTTCTTAGCAATCTCCACCAGTTGTTGACGAACAATAGGGCTCTTAGCCCCGGCACCACCAGTAATCTCGCCCATAGTAAGTTCTTCACGAACAAGACTAGGGAGTCGTTTACCGTTGAATTCTTCGCGCATACCGACAAACTTATCTGTCATTGCGCTGCTATGCTGAAGTGAATTACGATAGGCTTCGCGGCCTACGTGATTCATGATATCCATAAAAGACTTCATGTCACCGCCCATAGCCTTTTGCATGAGATCAGGTGACACGTTCTTGGTAAAATCCAATTGACCAGTAACAGTATCTAGTACCTTACCATCAATAGAGAAGCTAGGAGCTACTTCTCCCTGCTTATTTGGATCATTAGTGAACATTGTAGCATAAGCAGCCATCGGATCTACAGCTTGATTGGAGCCGTTGACATTGCTGTTCGGAGTAGGATTACCATTAGGTTGCATACCCTGCTGCGATTGCGGCGCTGGAGTATTAGGACCTTGGCCGCCACCCGGCTGTTGGTTGTTCTGAGGCTGCTGATTGTTTTGAACAGGCTGTTGGGCTGGCTTAGTAAGACCTGCTGCTTCGAAGAATCCGGACATGTTAAAGCTCCTAAATTAAAGATGAGTTTGGCGTTAGCCGTTTTGTTTAGCTGATTCAAAGCTCAGAAGAGTATCAATAGTACTCAACTGCCCCTGCGCGTTAGCCAGACTGCGTAGATACTGTTCATCCGTCTGCCCAGCTCCAGGAGCCGAGAGTAGGATACCTTTGCCCACATTGTAGGCTAGGAGGTGAAGATACTTTTGCACTGCGGGGTCAGAGAGTTTCTCCGCAATGATAGTCTCTTCAGTCTCACTTAGTGTTTGTTCAGGAAAGATGTTCATGGCAGTGGTGCATTAGTTGGTTCAGTTGGAAGAGCAGGTTGCTGGCCTACGGCTCCTGTAAGGGCTTGAAGAGAAGCATCTTGCAAGCCAGGAGGAGCAGCGGCAGCGGCAGCCTTAGAAGGATCATACTCCTCAAGTCCTTTGACACCGCCAAGAGACATAAGGTGGATAAACATTCCGGGAAGCATTTTACCAAACTCTGCCTGTAGAACCTGAGACTGCCCAATCATCTGCATACCAGTTCCGATCATATCGGTAGAGGCAAGCTTAGACTTAGGCGAGTAGCCATCAGCAATCTTGAAGCTAAGGGCATGCTTACGAAGCTCATCAATGTTGATCTTAACAACCTCACCAGTCTTCTGAGATACAAGGTCTACATTCTCCCCATTCTGGAAGATATTAAGAGTCATCATGGACTTCATAGGAGCAAAGACCTGATACTCAAGAACTAAAGCTGGTAGACGAAGTCTATTGTCGGCCCCACCCATCGTATCATTCCACTCCGTGACGCTCTTATTACCCTTCTGGAACTGGCCCATCTTGGCATTATTAAGACCGTGCAGCTCCTTAGAGAAGCCAATCATAGTCTGAGCATCTTGAATCGTAGACTCAGTACCTCGCATGTCAAAAGGAATCTGCTTATAAACAGAATCCAGAGTCATTCCAGGAGTCAGGGGGTTAATGTTGACTGGAATCTTAGGAGCAGCAGCTCGAGAATTAACATCCTTGCCTTTAATAACGTTGCTGTTATACAGAGCACGATCAGAGACACTACGCCGAGCAGCCGCAAATCGGATGTTGAAGAGCTTAGCTGCACCATCTTGGAATGGAATCTCTCCTTCAGCTACAGACTGAGTCTGGTCACCAAAGCCATCTTCCATAGGCTGCCCGATGAGCATAGGCAGATAATCATAAGCACTGATGATCCTATGAGCGGCAACAACGTGCTGATTATTCACAACGACAATACGCCAGATTTGAGGAGTATTAGGTTGGGGACTAACAATGCCATGATCAGCAGGGATAATGCGGGCATACAGCACCACCTTCTCGTACTGGTTGCCATAGGAAGGGCTACGTTTCTTAAGTGCACCGGTGCCACCAGCAGCATATGCATCCCAATCTACGCCACGCTTATTAGTATAGCCGTCCTTACTAACGTATTCGCTGATCTGTGGGTTCTCAGTATAGACATTAGTGCCGTTATAAACACCGCCCATGTAGCCAGAATTCATGGCCTCGTTGATGTTAAATGCACGACCCTGCTTATCCATCTTGATCAGATACTTCTTCATCTGAGTCATGGAGATGCGCTCAATGTAGCCCACATAATCACCATGCTCTGCCACGTCTCCGGGGAGGACAGAAGCGTCACGAATGATGTTACGGGGATTGATCCGCTTCAGACGGTTAAAGAACTTGTCTTTATTCTCAAGAGCTCGGCCAGTTCCGCTGAGATAATCACTAAGGGTGGAGTATTGGGAGATAGCATCCCAGTCTACTTCCAGTCCAGAGTAGTTATATTTGACAGCATCGCGCAGGAACATAAGCAGCTGACGAGCATAGCCACCAAGAGAAGCATGATCGTCCAGAAGAGTCTCTAGTTGCTCGGCCCATACACGAGTACTAGGAGATGAGACAACAGGAAACAGAGGGCTACCAGTGCAAAAGACATCAGCAAGGTACGCAACATAAGAGTCTACCTGAGATACAACAACAGGAGGAGTGATCTTATCTCCAGTGTTGAAGATATCACAAGACATATCAGCAGCTCGCACGTCGACGCCACCGTCAGTCATGACAGCTTCTGCATCTCCAGTGTAGCGAGCATAGGCTCGATCAATAATATCCATCTTCTCGTGGAGTTCTGTGCTGTTCTGAACATGATATTCAGTTACACGGCGCACGAAATTCAGGAGGGAATTCTGAGCTTCCTTCTTGATCTTGATGGAGTCAGTCTTTATTGTAGCCATGATTTTCCTAGAATGGAGTGTTATCTAAGACAACACCGGGAGAGACAAGAAGGAGGTTTGCTTTTCGCAAGTTAGTGACCAGATGCCAATACTCAGCACGTACATCTAAGCCGTATGCTGTTGCATCTAAGATGTCATCTTTATTTTTGTCCTTGCCTATTTTATACTTCATAGCCTGCCAAAGCCATACTGCTCGGGCCTCACTGTGAATGTAGTAATTGGAAGCAGTCACCTCTGCAACAAATAGACGGATACGCTGTTCTTTACTTCTGTTCTTATGCTTAAGAGGTACTACGGAGATACCAGTTAAGCCCCACAGTTTAAGATACTTGTTAACCCAGAAGAGAAGAGTCTGTTGATAGGCAGCATCTTCAATGCCAATAAGAGAAGCACCATGCTTGAGGGCAAGACGCAGAGCCTCTAGAATAAGTTCCTCAGGGTCTTTGACTCCAGCATTGATCTCTCGAATAGTGCCTTTGCCATCATAGACATAGTGGACTACAATGACGTTATCATCAGAAGAATCCCGGAAACCCGCAGGATCAATGGTTAAGAATACTCCATCTGGGGTCTCTTCTTCGAACAGGTACGGAGAATCTGGAATGCTTCCATCTATTAGCGAACGACTACGAGAAATGGGATCATTCATAACCTCCGCAAACCAAACATCAGCTTCTCCCAACTCCATATCGTGCATGTAGGAGTCAAGAAGCTCTTCCAGAGAATGCAGTTCTGGCCACAGTGGCTCACCGTTCTCAAGAATAGCGCCAGTGATAAAGGAGATCCACTTGCTGTTATTCTTAAGCTGAAACAACATGCAGTTCTCGGAGTACATGTTGCCTACGTAGATGATAAGACGATCACCACGAGGGGCAATAATCTTGAACGTAGCTACTAGACGCTTACGAAACTTAGCAGACTCAGTAGGAGAGTCATCACATTCCTTAGTTTGTGCATCATCACAGAAGATAAGGTCTGGCCTATTGTGCTTGACGTTGATACCACGAATAGCTGAGTCTGCTCCTTTAGCGGCAAGGATAATATTGCGACCATGGTAGAGGGCTTTCTTGAGTTCTTTGTTATCTGTAGAAAGCTGATCTGTCCAACGGCCATAAATTGCTTCAGCATTATCCGATCCTAGCATTTCAGAGACGTCAGACACAAGCTCTTCTGCGAGAGGGCCGTTAGCACAGATGACCACAGCGAATGTGATCTTATCATAGGCAATAAGCCAAGCAATTAGGATCTTGATGAAGGTAGTTTTAGCATGGCCACGCGGAAGCCCCAGCGCAAAACGCAGAATACGCTGCATTTGGGCCGGAGTTCTGTTTACAAGCAGCTTAAAGATGGCTACATAGAAGGCAGGAAGAGCAGAAATAACGACAGTAGGCAGCATCATGGCTGCAAAGAAGTTAATATCTACTTTCCCACGCTCATAGGCCTCTGAAAGATCTACGGCAAGCGCACTTACTTCTGCTTGTACTGCTTCTGTGGAGCCTTCAATAGCAACAAGCTCACTCATTCTTAGCTTTCACTGTGGGTTTGAATAGAGCTGCTAGTTTAGAGCTGGCCTTAAGGAGCGCAACTTGCTTATTTTCCGTAAGCTGAGGCTTGGCTGGTACTTTCATTGGCTGAGGTTTCCAAAGAATTGGTTCTTGCGACATTAGAGGCCTCGTCAAATTCATTCTGACTATTTCGGAGAGTCATTTGAGCGAAGAGATTCTTAACTCCGCCAGCAGACATAGGAGCCAGTGGCTTATTATCGATAGCTACCACCTCAGACTTCTCATTGAGAGTCATTACAGGAGCAGGAAGAATATGCTGAGGCAGGTAGATATGAGCAATTTGCGTAAGATTAGTGCCAGGCTGTGCAGCTGCTGGGTGCTTGCGCTTATAACGTGCATCATTAGCCCGAGTAACTGAGTCAAGAGCCTTAGTAAGATCACCGATCTCAGCTCCAGCTAACTCCTCATTCATCCGCTTGACGATATTATGCTCAAGAGACTGGTAGCGGGACTCAAGCACCTCATCAGCTGGCTTCTGATTGGTGATAAGAGCTTGTTCTACTTCAGCTTTGAAGTTCTCATCTTTCATCAGCTGGCTGATATAGCCTGGGGAGCAGCCAAGAATAGTAGCTACATCAGCGGCTTTGAGCCCATCAGCTAGGTAAGCTTTGATTCGTTCTTTCATTCTTTTCTCCTAAGAGATTCCATTGAGAGGCCATAGCTTCTGCTATGCAAATACGGGTTCTACTGCGCTCTTTCTCTCTTCCAGCATAAGGACTGACCTCATGAGCTTCGTGGAATATCTCATCGTAATCTCTTCTTGTATGTGTTGTCTTGAGATTAGGAAGATTCTTGAGCCAGAGAGCAGCAGTCTTAGAATAAGGTTCACCAAACATCCAGGGCTGAAGAAGCTGATTAGGCTTTCCCAGCAGATCCATTGCAAGACCATGAGGCTTAGAGTTTTCAAGGCAGATTCTAGGAACAGGTGCATCCCAGAGAAGCTTGAAGAACTCTATACCTTCCTCGAATTCTTTCATTCTATCAGGATAATCTGGATGCCTTCTTCTCTGTTCTTTAGGAAGAGCCGAATCTTCTGGGTGGTAGAACCAGCGGATACCAGCTAATGCATTGAATGTGCAGTAGGGAAAGCCGATGAGAAGATCCCAGCAACCTGGCTTAAGAAGTTCTCGCACATCACATTGATAATGGAAAGGAGAAGGGAGCTCAGACTTTCGTAAGTCACAGGAGAAGGCATTATGGCCTCTTCTTCTAAAAGCATCACGTACTCTTCCGGAGAATTCACATGCTATAAGGATATTCATAGGTGGCCCTTTCGAACATTCTATCACAGACCTTGGCCCTTTCTGCTACGCAGAGTATAGCATCCTTCTAGGGAGAAACTGGATGACAAGCTGATCTGGTTGTAGGGATATTATAATGTATGTTTACAGAAAAGTTTAGAAAAATGCGGGAGAGAGTATTGATACACGCGCGCGCGGCAGGACCAAAAAAAAGCCTACCGGGCGGGGTAGGCTAATTCCTTCGAGCTAATGAGAAACCAGGCGGCTGCTTATTCTTCAATCAATTGCTTTATTCTAATCAACATCATCTTCTTATCTATTGCAGGCAATTGGCCATCATCAACTGCATTATCAACATCAATTAGAAATGATTCCAATTGATTAAGCATAGTTAACTCACGCCTCATTAGATTATCTCGCACTGTGCGAGGAATCATTTTCCTTTGATAGATACCGCGTGGCATATTCTATTCTCCAATCAATTGAGGGTTTTCTTAATGGCATTCTTGAATGCAAGCTCATTAATTCTCGCAACCTCTAATTCAATTGCCTTTTGATTATCCGCCGTTTTAATTACCTTAACCTTAACCCATTCTCCTGATTGATCCATTTCAACGGCTTCAAACATTGCAATTGATTGCTCATAATCTCCGAATTGAATTGAATAACCCGGATTGATATTATCAATTGCAATAACGGAATAATAAAGCTTGGACATAATTAGATCCTTCAATTGATTAGATAGGGCGACGCTTACCAAATGCAACGAAATAGAATAAGCCAATTGCAATACCGCGCTCTTCAAATGCAATAATTGCAGCGTCCTTAATACCAAATGCACGAATATCATCGCGGATCAAATCTGCCATTGTGATTGGCTTGGAAACTTTGCGCTTGGACATAATAAACCTCTAAATAAGTTAGTGAGGCTTGCAGTATCTCATAGAAGTTTAGAAGCTGTCAACCTAGCATCCGACGAACGGTCACGCACTTAGTCCGGCTTACCTGGCATCCTCTCAGCTTACCTGGCATCAGACAATAAAAAACCCGCCAGCTTCTCAGCGTGGCGGGTTAGTAAGGAGAACTAAGCCAGTGGCTTAGAAGTCAGCAGTAGCAGAATCGCAAACTTCAAGGATGCTCTCGATTGGGCGCTGATAACGCTCTAGCGTTTCCTCATCCAACGAGGTAGCGAACTGCTCTACATAGGCTTTCAGCTTACCCTTATGGTCTGGCGTAGCAAGCTCAAGAGCGGTTTTGTTGCTGAAGTAAGAAACCATAACCTTAACGGTTGCTGCGCTCTTACCCAGAGTATTAGCCCATGTTGCGAAAGCTTCTTTGACTTCACGTGCCAACTGAAGCGCAGCACCATTACCGCCACGCTCACCCTCAGCGCAGAGTTCTTCCCAATTAGTAGGAATCTTGAGGCCATCTTTAACTTCAGCGGTACCGGGCTTCAGCTTGTTACGAGCATTAGCCTTCACGTAGGCCAGCATAGCCGATTGCACCCAGTTAGCAATATCGCTTTCGTAAGTGGGCAAACCGTCTTCTGTGCCAGTGACCTTAGCACCTGCAACGACTGCTGCAATATCCGTCAACACTGGCACCACAATTGGCACTTCGCCTTGTTTCTCATATTTGCCACCAACTTTTTTTGACACTGCAATGATAATGTTTTCCATGATGTTTCCTAATAAGCTCTTAACACTAGAAGAAACAGTCTAGCCTGTTTGCTCTTATGAGCGGGTTGTTTATGGGCCGACTCTCGTCGTTGCCATGTGAGTGATTCTACACCTGTTTTTGAGACTGTCAACGGGTTTTTCTAGAAACTTCTTAGAAGCCGACGAACGGTAGATTCTGCGATAAGCGGTAGATTCTAGAAAGCTCTCACTCGATCACCCCCTCTCGATTGTCAATTGGTCTTTTCGATCATGCCAGTCTCACTTATCTACCTAATAGACCCCCCACAGTTTGCGCTGGCCATCCATATTCACCGACTAAATACAGATCGGGCTTCTAAGCTGTTAGCCATAAGCTGGAGTCTGGAAAGGAATAAATAAGGGTATAAAAATTATTTAAGTAGAAAACAAAGAGAAAAATTTAAACTACACACATAAAAGACCTATTGCTTATCCTTCTACTCTTCGCAAGCTCAGAGCCTGGGATGCTACTTACAGAAGCTACTGAATAGGTTAGTTGGTCATAATAGGAATGTGGGTTCTACTGCGGGGGGTGGGATATGTAGATAACTGTAATCGCCATGACCGAAAAATCGAGCGATCAAGAAAATCTATTGACCCCATGACCTCGATTGAATAATACAATGAGCGTAAGCCTGAGAATCTGTTAATATGTTTGAGCGTGGCCTAGCCCTGCACGTTTCACTCAACATATCATTCTAACTGGAGCTTATAGAATGCCAGATACTTTCAAACATAATGCTTTTACAGCTTTCTTCTCGGACACGCGAAGCGATAAAACCGCCCACCGTTCTACTGAATCCCCTTCTACTGATCTTTCTTCTTCTTCTGGGCCTTCTTCTAAAGAGTCTGTCCATGCTAAAGACTCCACTAGTGGAAGTTCTAAGCTTGCTGAGATAAACGCCAGAATCTCCAAGCGCACAGCTTCCCTCGTTCAGTATAATGCACAGCGTCAACGCTTCTCCAAAAGAATTAATCTTGCTAATAGCAATGAGCATGTAGCCGCAGTCTGTGATTATACTGGTGCTGTAGTTGCTATCACCTTTCCTTCTATTCCGGGCCGCGTGTTCTCCTACTCTTCTCCACTAGCTGATCTAAGGAATGCTCGCGGATTGGCTCAAGAAGGCAAAGATTATCTTCGCAAGCTGGATATTCAAACTGCTGCTGCTGTTCTTATAACACTGGCTGACGATTATTCTCTTTTCCGTTATCAGCCTTCCGACAGTGGCGCACAAAAGAACGCTATTCTGCGAACAGTGGCCAAAGATATTCTAATTGATTCCATTCTCTTTATCGAAGAGTTTATCAATTCTAATAACTGCAACTGGATTCCACGGCTCTCTCTCATTCTCTCCGAGGAAATTATCCAAGGTGGCATCCAGCATAGAATGCAAGAGTGGCTTAAAGTATCTCTCGATGCTGTTTACAAGCCTGATGAAGAGTCTTATGAAGATGCTGCCACTAGAAGCATTAAAGAGAATCGCTCTTATGCTCATAAGCCTGTAACTAATGCTGCAACTAAGCGCACAGCATTGGCTTTGCAGAAAGATTTTAGGCAGTGGAAGCGAGAGTCTAAAGACATCATTATCGGCATGTCCTCTGATTCTACCATCAGCCCCAAGCTTAAAGGCTTCTTGCTTACTCTGATCTCTGACCAGAATCTGATGCTTGCAGACAATTCTAATATTGCTCTGATCTGTGAGAAGCTGAATCAGATTGATTCTAAGGCTGCTAAAGAACTGGCTGCTAAGATTGTGTTCTTCCGCGCCAAGCTGCTGGATTCTGAAGAGTCTGAATTCTCTAAGCCTGCAACTGAGACATTCTCTGCTCTTTCACCCGGCCAATACGTCGGTGATTCTAAAGCAGAAGATAATGAGTTCGCTGCTCCTACTGCTGCTCCAGTAGCTGCTGTTTCTGCTACTCCTACTGGCCCTGTTCTTAGCTTCAAAGAGCGCATCATGCTTCTGAAAGCGCAGCAAGCTGCGGCCTCTTCCTCTTCTAATGTACAAACTTCTAAAGTGGAGAATGATGATGCTCCTTTCTAATATCCTCCCAATGGCCTCTAACAACTGCAAAGAGCGCGTATCCTTCCGCACAGTAGATAATGGTAAACTGCTGCCACATATTGCAGCTTCTTACTTGAAGCGTGTTACCATCAATCCCAATAAGCTGACTCTCAACATGTATCAGCAGGGCAATGGCTTCTTTGAAGTGCGCTTGGATATGAGGGATGCTGACAGTTTTGTTAATATCTCAGAACCAACAGAAGTTATGTGCTCATTTCAATTCTGGCACGATGGTTCTAAGTTTGTTGTTATTCGTAAAGTACGGAGCTAATATCATGATTCCTGCAAAATCTGTTTCAATGCCTTATCTCTTCCTTGAACTCTTAGAAGCTTCTGGTAGTGATATGGCACTTAACTTCTACAAAACTTCTATTGCCAATGGCTGGAAGTATTACGTAGTAGATCAGCGCCGTGGCGTATGCCGGCCTTCTGAAAAGGTAATTACAATACCTGCATGGCTTTGGAATCCAGTAGCTATGGCAGATAATCTCCGAGATACCCTCTGTGCCCAGACCAAGCAGAATTACAGGGTCTGGTATCTTTGCCACGAAATGGCCCATGCTATGGACTGGATTCGCAATAAGAAGATAGGACATGATGTTAGCTTTATGACCTGTCTTAAGCTTCTCTGCCCGCCAGAGGCTATTGGCTATGAATCAGGCTATCAGACTAAAACAGCACTGGCTTGCGGTATCGCACCAGACGACTTCTAAGGAGATTATAATGGCTGAGAATTACGATCACATCGTTGTTAAGATGGTATCTAAAAGCGACCTTGTAGAACATTTTGGATAAGAGCAAGGAATCTCTTATTGGGAAAGAGGTTTTCTTTGGTGCATAGTTAACACGGCTATGAAAGAGATCATAAGTCCTGCGTATGCTCTCCAGCAGCACGCTGTCTATGCGCACGAAATTATGATAGACCAGTGGGAAAACGACTGCGACACAAGCAAATATTAAGGAGCTAATATCATGGGTATGCAATGCCACTTCTCTCTCAATGATCTTCCAGCAGCCACTAAAGTAGTTAGAAGCTACTGCCCAGACTTTGATGCTGTCTCCTTCTACATAGCAGACAAGTTCTGGGTATCAGATGGCGACGGTAAGAATGTATGGTTCGATATAGGCAGTGCTACTGATGAGCAAATGGATGCTATCAGATTCCTTGTCTTGTCGCGCACTTGCTTCCAGTGCTCTTAAGGAGATAAGAAATGACAACTTCTAAAGAAGAGTCCTTCAAAGAAGAGTATGAGCAAAAAGGATACGATGCTTGGATGGAACAGTGGATAATCTGGGGCTACTCTCCTCCAGTATCTTCTTGTCCTGCTCGTTATATGCAGGATGGCTACAAGCGGTCAGCTTATCTCAGGGGCTGGCGTAAAGCAATGTTAGAAAACAAGGAATAATAATGTCACTCTCTGAACTCTCCGCTCGCATCGTTGAGCATAACGACCAGCGCAATTCTATTGTTGCTAAACTGCTGGCTTCTAAGCGTTCGGCTAATTCTTTCCACAAGGAAGAACTGGCTGGCCTGACAGAAGCGCAGCAGCTTGCAGCTTTTGAATCTTCCATTGAACAAGAACTAGAAGATTCTGCACGCGAAGCGATCGAACAGCCCACCACATTGGTAGCTCCTCATTCTCCTACTTTCCCGGCAACTCCTACGAGTTTCCTTGAGAAGCTCAGAATCAAGAAGCAAGCAGAAGCTCTTGCAGCAGAGGAAATGGCACCAGAATCTGAGCCTGAGCGCACAGAACTGTCTAAGGGCATTCAGGAATCCTTCTCTCTGAACATTGTTCTTAATGAGAAGCAGCTTGTAGCTAAGGACTTTGCATTCCAAGGCAAGAGCTTCTGTCTTATTGGCCCTGCGGGAACAGGTAAGACTACCGCGCAGCGTGCAGTAGCTGGTGCTTTGCTAGAAGATGGCCGCCTTGAACTCAGTTCGTATAAATATACGGATATTGCCACTGGCTTTTCTAGTATGAAGGAAGCACCTTCTATTGCCTTCGTAGCCTATACCCGTAGGGCTGCAAGCAATATGCGCAAGGCTATTCATAAGGACCCGATCCTTGCTGAGAAGCTGAAGTTCAACATCATGACCATTCATGCTCTACTAGAGTATCGGCCAGAAACCTACTGGGATTCTGTGGAAATGAAAGAGAAGTTCCGCTTTGCTCCTACTCGCAATGCTGAGAATCCTCTGACCATTACGCACCTTGTAATCGAGGAAGCTTCTATGCTTGGACTTGATCTGTGGGACAAGCTCTACGATGCATTGCCTTATGATGTGCAGATCATCTTCGTAGGTGACATCAACCAGCTTCCACCAGTGTTCGGTCCTTCTATCCTGAACTATGCACTGACTCAGCTGCCTATCGTAGAACTCACAGAAGTTTACAGGAACCAAGGTATTGTGCTTGAGAATGCTCATAACATTCTTAATGGCCGCAAGCTCTTAGAAGATAAGGACTTCCACATTGTGCGCGGTAAGAATCCTACGCAGCTTGGTCAAGGTAAGATGTGCAGCGTAGTTACTAACATGCTCAAAGTCCTCTCTTCTACCATTGGAGATGATGGTCTGCCAGAGTATGATGTAGAGAATGACATGATTCTGTCCCCATTCAATAAACAGGGGGGACGTGGGGAGAAGTCTGATCTTCACCTTGGAACTAATGCTATGAATAAGTGGATTGCACAGTTCGTAGGAGAGAGGCGTGGTGCTATTGTTCATGAGATTATCGCAGGCTTCAATAAGCTTTACCTTGCAGAGGGTGATAAGGTCATGTTCAACAAAAGGGATGGCGTTATTAAAAGCATCAATAGGAACCTACAATATCATGGCAAGGAACCGCAGCTTCCGGGTAAAGACCTTAGCCGTTTCGGTACTCGGCTACTTGGGGTGGATTCTGATCTTGATTTCGACGATATGGCCGGTGAGCTTGATTATTCTAACTTTTCTCTAGAAGCCCTAGAGGATGAGAAAGGAGAACGTAAGCAGCAAGCTTCTCACTCTGTAGTTATCGACTACGGTGATGGCATGGAAGAAGAAGTTACCGCAGCAGGAGATTTCTCTGAGGCTTCTTTTACTCTAGGCTATTGCCTTACTGTTCACAAAGCACAAGGCTCTGAGTGGCGCAAGGTCTTTATCCTGCTTCACAAAGATCATGCTATCATGTTGTTTCGTGAATTGTTCTACACAGCAGAGACAAGGGCCAGGACTAAGGTCACTATCATTGCTAAGGACTACATTATCGATCAAGCTATTTCCAACCAAAGGATCAAAGGTAGCAGCTTGAAAGATAAACTTGCTTTCTTCAATTCTGGTATCAATGATACTGTTTCTGTAACATGCACTAAGCCTTCGGCTTAAGGAGATTTGAAATGCTCACAAGAATTCGTGGCCATTCGATGAAGTCTATCATAAAACACTGGCCTAATGCAGCTAACTCAACAGTGTTCACTGATCCTATTGATTATGTAAACAAAGAAGATTGGGAGAAATTAGCATATCAACGTGATGCATACGGAATTGCAGAAGGTATGCTCTACTCTCTCACTCCAATGGAACAGCTTATGCTCATGGAATTTATCATCCTTTCAGAACAGGAGA